CAATTCGTACAAGCAACTCCCTGTCGATCAAACGAATGGAGAAGTATATGAGAAAGGATCAGACGATGAGCATTATGAATATGTTGATTACTGTTTGGCGAATGGACATATTGGTATGAACCATTGGAGAAAATTAAGCATTTAAGCTTTTACGATTCGTGCCATCAACGGCACGAATCACTTTTGCTCGACTGTACGGTTGCAGATAACTAACGGGGGCAGGCGTTCTATAACGTTAGAATTGTGGGGTTCAAATCCCTACTCGAGCATGAATTTACAAAAACCGAAAATCGTCAAAATTTTTTTCGACACTTTTTTGAGATTATGAAAAAAAGTTTAACTTTTTACTTGACAAACCTTTTTAAATATGTTATAATATAGTATAACAAAAACGAATTACAAATGGGGACGGGATGAAAAAATAGCCTGTCTACCTTAGTGATAAAACACAATAAAATAAACAAACCATATAGGAGTAAATTATGGCTTTAAACTTAACACAAATGGCTGCAAAGCTAGCACAATCAAAAAACGGTGGGAAAGCCACCGGACGCAAGAGTACAATGTGGAAACCAAGTGCAGGTGACCAAAACATTCGTATTCTACCAACAGCGGATGGCGATCCGTTCCGTGAGTTCCACTTTCACTACAATGTAGGAAAGAATCCTGGAATTTACTGCAACAAGCGAAATGATGGCGGTGAATGTGCCATCTGCGACTTCGCATCAAAACTTTGGCGAGAAGGAACTCAATCTGATGATCAGAACCTTAAAAACGAAGCCAAGAAATTGTTCGCGCGAAAGCGTTACTATTCACCTGTTCTTGTAAGAGGTCATGAAGCCGATGGTGTAAAAATCTGGGCTTATGGTAAAACAGCTTATGAAACTCTTTTAGGATACGTGTTGGACCCTGACTACGGTGACATCACAGATTCTGAAACTGGAACTGACATTAAACTGACTTACACTTTGGCCTCAGGCCCTGGTGCATTTCCAAAGACAGCATTGCAACCACGCCGTCGACCATCGGTCTTGTGCGATGATAATGTTGCAGACTGTCAACAGTTGATTGATTCAGTTCCTGACATTGATAAGTTGTTCGATGTTAAGACTGCCGATGAAGTGCAAGCTCTGCTGGATGGTTACCTGTCCTCCGACTCTTCAGCAGAGTCCTCTTCTAACGAGACTCAACAATATAACAAGAAAACAGGTGAGTCAGTAGACAAAGCTTTCGCAGCGTTCATGTCTGAAGAATAAACTCCTGTGTTGTTTAGGGAAATGCCGCCCGCCCTTGGTTGTTAAAAAAGGGGCGGCTTTTTTATTTACTTTTTAAATGCGAGAAGATGAAGGGGTGCCAAAGTGCATTTTCGCTGCCATCGATTGGTAAAAATCCTCTGATTATTAATAAGAATTCTATGAGGAGTATTTATGGAATTAGCTAAAAAACTACAAACAGCTCAATTTGAGTCTGCAAAAATAGGTTTTGCCTACATCAACGGTCTAAAAAGTGGTCACTATAATCTTTCAACTGCCGTGGCGGAATTATTTGACAATTCAGAGGATGCTGGTGCGACAAAAATTTTCTTTGAAACATCTGGGCTCTCGAAGAACATCGACGAGTTAGTAATTGCCGATAACGGAAAAGGCATGACATATGAGGAGCTTGAAGGCTCATTTAAGTTGGGATTAACCAGAAATCGTTCAAGTAAGGAGCTTGGAAAATTTGGATTTGGTGGAACAGTCAGCATGTTCACCATAGCAGCAACAAAAATTACTTTAACAAGAGGTCGTAATGGATCTTTTGCAAGAAAGTACGACATGAGAGACATTGAAGCGAATGATTCATGGGGTACTACACCTTTGGTTTGGCAAAGTTGGATGGATGAATATTTAAATCGATTTATTGATGATGATAGAGGAGGAACGGTAATTATCCTGAGAGACTTAGAGGATTCGTTTTCGAAAGTAAAATCAAACATTTGTAAATCTATAGAAAATCATTGCTCTATTGTTTTCGGAGAAAAAATTAATGCCGGTGAATTAGAGTTTTTTGTAAATGGCTCTAAAGTGACCGGTTACGATCCTCTCCATTGGTACACTGGCGCAGAACAGGTTCTCGCACAGACAATCGAAGTGAGTGGTTCGAAGGCCCTGATTCGATTAGCAGACTTGACAAACGTCTCACCAAGAGAGATGCACTCATCCTACTCAAATATGCAGGCTGCGTGTGGGGGCTATATTTACAGAAATGGCCGCCTAATCAAGGGAAGGGTGACCCGGCTAGCAGATGGAACATTTAGTCAATTCTTTCCGAGACATGCTCAATTTCGCAAAATTCGCTGGGCAATTTATTTTGATGGAGATCTAGATGATGTTATGAAAGTTTCTTTTGACAAAACAAATGTAAACCCATCTCAAAGTTTTTTAGATAAAGTTGCATCCCAAATCATGCCTGATGTAAAAGCAGTGTCTAAAGCTACTATGAGTAGATCTAAAAAATCTGATAAAGATGTAAAAGACGTCAACGAAGCAGCAGAGTCTCTTTTGAGAAACAAGTCTAAAAAAAGAACTTATAGCATAGAGAAAAGCAATGATGGCAATCCGGAAATTTCAAATCTCAAGATCGTTGTAACCTCACCAGAAAACAATGGATCGTCGCCTCATGCTGAAAAGATCCCAGACGTTCAAACAATTGAAGAGGGTTTTGGAAGCCTATCTGAGCCGTTCTTGATGCTCAAAAATCCAAACCAGCTTGAATCAAAATGGTTGCTAAAATTTAATCTAGACCATCGATTCATTTCTGCTTTCTGGACCAATGGCAGCTCGGACCATAGAGAGGTTCTGAAAGTGTTGGCACTCGCAACTTGCTTATCTAATTTAGAAATCCCAGATGATCAAAATGTAGATATCTTGGATTATCGTGGAAAAGTTAGTCGCAATTTAATTCAGGCAACACCAGAAATCACAAAAAGATAGTAAACTATCTTATCATTGGCACGGGGAAACCCGTGCCAACTTAAACAAACAAAGGAGAAATTATGTTATGGAAAAGAAACATTGACAGCAACATAAAAACTGTCGAATTAAGAAATAGCCCAGTTATTATCAGGGTTAATAAGTTTGATGAAAAGTCAGCGCAAGAGTTTGCAAACAAAATTGCTCAAGCACACAATACAGGTCAAAAAGTCATTCCAGTAGTTATCGATTCTTATGGAGGCCAAGTTTACTCTTTGATGTCAATGATTGCATCAATCAGAAACTCAGAACTACCAATCGCTACAATTGTGGAAGGAAAAGCCATGAGTTGTGGAGTCATTCTATTTTCTTGTGGTGATGAGGGATATCGCTACATTACTGAAGATGCAACATTGATGGTGCATGATGTTAGTTCGGTGGCTTGGGGTAAGAACTCTGAGATCCAAGCTAGCGCGGAAGAAGTAAAGCGTTTGAATGATAAGATCTATAAGATTTTGTCAAAAAATTCAAACAAATCAGAGAAATGGTTCAACAAGAAGTTGAATGATAAGGGCCGGTCTGACTGGTTCATTGATGCCAAAGAGGCAATTGAGATAGGTCTTGCTGATAAGATCGGCATGCCGAAGCTAGAAATGAAAATAAAATTAGAAATTGATTTACAACAGGAGGTAACATGAGGTTACTATTATTAATGCTCTTCGCTTGCGGAGAGGAACAAGTTGCAACAGATGCAACTACAACAACTCAAGTTGTTGAAACACAAACTTTGGAGACAACAGATGAAAAAACTACAGACGCTTCAATCGAAGTTACTAAAGATGCTACTAGTGTCACATCTGGAGAATCTAAAGCAGAAGTCACAGCGACTTCAAACCAAACTACTAATACAAACAAAGGGGTAACAAATGATTAGTTTATTAATGACAATGTTCCTAGCATGTGGGGACAAAGAAGAAGAGTTGGATACAGCAGTAGATGCTGAAGAGACAACCGAAGAAACTGCTGAAGAAGCAGAAGACACCGCAGCTGAAGGTTCCGAAGAGGAAACAGGTGAAGAGACTGAGGAGTCAGAAGAAGGCTCTGAAGAAGGTGAAGAGTAATGACCAAAGCAGGTAAGATTGATATTAATGCAATGAAGAAGTTCGTCAACAAAAAAGTTGGCTTAAACATCGCTCATGATCTTAATGAAGACAATCCTACCGAGGTCAAAGAATGGATTCCAACTGGCTCACGCTGGTTGGATTCTATCACTTGCCGAGGTAAGATGGCTGGAATTCCCGTTGGGAAGATTACTGAACTTGCCGGTTTGTCTTCGGCTGGTAAGTCTTACATGGCTTGCCAAATAGCTTCTCAAGCACAAAAGAAAGGGCATTTCGTTGTTTACTTTGACGCTGAGTCAGCTATTGACCCAAAGTTCTTAACAAACTCTGGAATAGACACCAAAAGCGATTTCATGTACATTCAAGCAGTCTCAGTTGAGAAAGTTCTCGAAACAATTGAGGACTTGATGACTGAATACTCAGAGACACAATTTCTGTTTATTTGGGACTCCATAGCAGCAACTTCTTCTGAGAAAGACCTCGAAGGAGACTTTAATCCTCAATCGTCAATGGCGGTAAAGCCTCGGATCTTTGGGAAAGCATTCCCGAAACTCACTATTCCATTGGCGAATCATCAATGCACTCTGTTGTTGATCAACCAACTCAAGACAAACATAACTTCAAACATTGCAGAAGCAATGACTACGCCACTTGTAGCACCCGGAGGTAAAGCGATTGAATACTTTTGCTCGCTTCGCATCTGGCTAACAAAGCGTAAAGCGAAAGCGTCGTTTGTCACAGATGGCACTGGACTTCGGATTGGCTCCGAAGTAAAAGTTAAGGTTGAAAAGTCCCGCTTTGGATCAGAAGGTCGCACATGTGGCTTTAAGATTCTCTGGGGCAAAGATGTTGGCATCCAAGACGAGGAAAGCTGGCTAGAAGCACTAAGAGCCTCAGGTTCTGATCGCTTTAAAGCTGGCGCTTGGAACAAGATTTATGATTCAAATGGGAAAGAATTTAAATTCCAAAAATCGCAATGGATTACCAAGCTACAAGAACCAGAGTTTCGCTCTGTTGTGCTTGATATCATGGATGAAGAAATCATAAGAAAATTTGAGTCTGAAGGCAAGAACTTCGGCCTCGAAGGTGAGAATGAAGAAGGTTGAATCCTGAAGTTACTCACTAGCCCCTTGACTCCGGTCTTGGGGTTTTTTTGTCTTTTCTATTTGACAAGCATGACGTGACATGTTATATTATTATAAATGGAGAATAAATGAAAAAAGTTAAATGCACTTGCCCACATGACGGCAAAGAGTTTCACGGAGAACTCTTATGGGAAACAAAAGAAAAGTTTGCCATGTCAATCGGAAAGTATAAGATTACAATGCACTTTCCAAAAAGAACACACACGTACATAGTCTTGGAGGACAAATGAGAAATGTAACAGAATTATATAGACAGTTTTGCGAGAGCAAAGGAATCTATTACCAATTAGACGACAATGTTCGTCCGTATGATAACACAACATTGTTTTGCCCCGCAGGAATGCAACAGTTTAAAGACAAGTTTAAATCAGATGAAACAGGAACTCAAGCAAACATTCAGTCCTGCATTAGACTAAATGACTTGGAGGAAATTGGAGACGGAACTCACTATCTTTATTTCGACATGATCGGATTATTCTCATTTAGAACATTAACTGTCCAAAAGGCAGTCGATTTCTGGATGGAGTTTGTCGAGGATGTCTTGAAAGTTAAAGTGGATTACGTTACGATCCACCCAGACAAGATGGAAGATTGGAAAAGTCTTTATGACGATTATGATGTCGAGGTTAGAGCCGATGAGGAATGTAAGTGGACAGACGGACAAATCGGTGGCTATTGTACAGAGTTCTTCAAAGATGATGTTGAGATAGGAAACATCGTAAATCCACTGGGAACTTGCATAGATGCTGGCTTTGGACTACAAAGACTTAATATGTTTGTGAATGGCTCAAACGAAGAAACTCGCGAAGAGATCCTCATCCAAGCATGCGAAAAGCTATTGCACTCAGGTTACTATCCGAGCAACAAGGAACAAGGTTACGTGTTCCGTAAACTTCTCAGAGAACTCTACAGATTGGGTTCAGATTGGGATAACGAACATTACCTCAAAGAGAAGGAGAGACAAGACAAGGTTCTTGAGAATTACAATAGAAACAAGGACAAGGCCAAGTTTAAAGACAAGTCCAATGAATGGTGGTTCGACAC